GATACAGATGCATTTCTTGGAATGTTTGACGACCTCAATAAACACATTGATTGGAAGAAAAACGAGTATATGCTTAAACAATTTTTTCAAAGTGCCGACCCGAAACTTCGTAAGTCCATTGATGTATATGGAGATGGTATTAACAGAATAACCAGTGAGAATACTGAACCAATTGATTTGACAAAGGTATAATTCCGGAAACACGTAAAGTGGTGCATAGTTTTAGAAACTTTTTTATGAAACCAATTCATAAAAAAGCATATTCAGTTGTTTTAAAATCCATTAGGGAAGTTTCAAAAAGTCCGCACAACTTTACGGGTTTGCGGATTTACCATTGAGGAGGAAGTATTCAATATATTTTACATATTTCTCTGCTATTTCCTCTGCATATTTTTTTCTTTCTTCTACGGCAACTGGGTCATTATGCCTTGCAACCATAACTAACATTCTATCAGTGAATGGAAGGTCGCATTTTATAGAAGAACTTATTGCATCGTCCATCTGTTTATCTTTTGAACCTTTTTTATACAGGCAAAATGGAGCAGACCCCTCAGTTGTATTTTTATTGATTAATGATGAGTTGTAAGTCCTATCAAATACATCATCGAGTATTTTGTCTTTGGTGGTTTCTTTGTATTGGCGGTCAAACGCCGAAGTCCAATTATAGTGGGTTCTTTCAGTGGATACATAGAGGTTTTTTGCAAAGTCATAACAAACTGCTTTATTTTTTTTCTCCAAATATTTCTGGATTTTTGGTTTTAGTATATCAAGTTTTTTAACCCAACTAACAGGTTTTGGCACTGCATATGATTTGATGATTGAGAAGACATCATCGGGGATAAACGGAAAGGGAACAGGGGTGGCGGTTTTGGCGGTCATTGTATTTATAGTATATATTAAGACAATCTTTTAAGTCAGTTAAATAATATATATTGTTTTTTTGTATAAATAATTATTACTAAATATTTGCAAACAATTTTTTTTTAAATTAAAAAATAATTTAAAAAAAGTGATACTATTAAACACATTCCCGCTCGACATCAATATTCAGTATATAATTAACACCCTCTCGTCTTTCAATGTATATCCAACCCTCCTTCTTATAAGTATGTGTCTTAAAATAAACTGGCAAGTCCGCACCATAAATGCATTGAAACTCATTGTTTCTATTTCTAATCTTATAATCACTGTTAAAATCAAGTAAATCAACTGCCATTGCATAATCATCTGCATTGTAAAAGAATGAAATGCTTTCGCCATCTCGGTCTATTTCATCATAGTAAGGGTCATAATTTTTATTGCTGTATCCATAATCACAATGCTTGTTCTCGCCCTTGTGAATAATCACACCATAAACATCTCTGCAAACATTGCGTTTGCCTTTCACCATCTCAACATATTTGCCATTTCGCAAAAAGCACTTCTTCGGGTTGGGGTTCATTTTATATTATAGAGTTATATAAAAATATCTTCTAAATCATTTTCCAATAAGTGTTTATAAAAATGGTTTTTATAAAAACTCCTAAATGTTTATATCAATCAAATCGGTAATTGGGATTTCAATGTGTTCGACAGGTTTAGAAGAAGCACCTGCCCGAAAACATCTCACCATCTTACGCTGATATTTAGAAAACTTTTCTGGGTCATAGTCAATGTATGACGAGCAATCGCTATAATTAAACATAAATATCTGTTTGTTTTCGGTTTCTCGTATCTTATGACTTGGAATAATTGTCGTTGCATATGCAGTTTTAGCACATCGTCTGGATTTAAGTTCCCAAGTGGTGCCATTCTCGCTTTCATAATCGTATTTGCAATAACGGTGTCCGTATTTTGTTTTAGTATCAACAATGCTGTCGTCCAACCAATAGGTTTTAATTACACTGATGGTTTCAAGTTCTTTTTGGTCGCCGTATTTTAGGTCGTTTTTTAAACTCCTGATTTCCATTTTATATATTATGCTGATATAAAAAAATCGCCTAAATAAACTAATCGTTAATTTAGGGAATAATTAGAATTGGTCTAAAATAATATATACCTTAATAATATAATGGATAAGATACGAAAGTATATTGCAGAAAAACGAGCAACGCTTGGCGAAAGTTCAATAACCACTTATACCTCGATATTAAAGAACCTTTATAAAAAAGTTTTTGCTGACGAAGACTACGACCTATCCAAGTTTGATAATAGCGACAAAGTCATTGCATTCTTAAAAGATGTAGCACCTAATAAGCGAAAGACCATTCTGTCTGCATTGGTAATCATTACGGATAAAAAGGCATACAGGGATTTAATGGCAGAAGATGTTAAGGCATATAATAAGGAGATTTCAAAGCAGATTAAGACCGACGAACAAGAGGCGAGTTGGGTTGGCACACAACAGGTGCGAGAACTGTATGAAGCATTGAAGCGTAATGCAGACCTGTTATACAAAAAGAAATCTCACACTATAAGTGATTTGCAAGAAATCCAAAACTTCGTATTACTCAGTGTATTAGGTGGCATATATGTTCCGCCGAGGCGTAGTAAGGATTTCTGCGATTTCAAAATCAAGAATATCGATAAAACCAAAGACAACTTTTTAGAAAAAACCAAGATGGTTTTCAACTCATTTAAGACAGTTAAAACATATGGCACTCAGGATTTAGAAATCCCAATGCAATTGCGAAACATTCTCAAAAAATGGATTGCAATTAACCCAACTGACTATTTATTTTTTGATAGTAATATGAACCCACTATCCAGTGTTAAACTCAACCAGCGATTGAATAAAGTATTTGACAAAAAGGTCAGCGTAAATCAATTACGCCACACCTATCTCACAGACAAGTTTGGAGATACGATTGGCACCAAGAATACAATTGCAAACACAATGACAGAAATGGGAAGCAGTTCGGGTATGCTCGATACATATGTAAAAAAAGATTAGGATAATATCATATAGAAATGTTATTTGATATTATTTGGTATTTGCAACAAATATATTTTCGCCTGTGCGTTTTATATCTTCATTAGCATTTCAGCATAGCACACTTTGGTAAGCGTTTTTTTCAAACCGCCTGTTTTGCGGTCATTGTAGCAATGGAACTCACTACGCCATAAACCATTGGTAATACAAGCATCATAAAAGTTTTGCACTGATAATCTGGTTTTAGATTTTTGGGTTTTTATAACACCACAGGTGGTTTGTCCTACAATTTCAACGCCACATTTTTCAACGACAATTGATAAATCTCGTTTTTTATAAGAGGGAATATGGTGCGGAAACTTGTTGGTGCGTAAAGCAGGTTTGACAGGTAAGCGTTTGATGGCGGATTGGCGGTCGGCGAAATAGGGTCGGGGGTCTTCTTGCATTTTATATTATAGAGTTATATAAGAATATTATCTAAATCATTTTTCCTAAATGTATTATATAAATACTCCTAAATGTTTATATAAATCCATATAACAACAACAATATTTTAGACCAAAATTAAGATATTATATTGAATTATCCAAATATTAAGTTAAAAATCGTTTAAATCTTGTTAAAGTGTTAATAAAATTAATTTTATTAATCTTTTATATTGAATTATATGAACTTTAAGTTAAAAATCATATAATACTTGTTAAAATCTTAATAATTAGATTAAATTACAAACCCAGAACCTTCCATTTTTAGTCCCTTTATTGTTTTATCTGTTTGCTGACTATAAAATATCATTGCATATCTATCACCTTTAAATGGTTCCGTTCGATGTGCCAGATTTGAACCATTAAAAATAATGACTCGGTTGTTGGTGTCAAATAGTTTCGGTTCATCTTTTCTATTATAAACATATAATCCACCACCTGTATAATCGCCGAGAAATGTAATTGCACCAAAACCAGTGTTGCCATTGTCTGTGTGCTTTTTTGCTTTTAGGTTTCGGTTTATTGTTATTGTAGAATATTTAAACCCTGTTGGTAAGATTGCATTACCATATTCAACGACCTTTTTAAACAAATCAGGTTCTCGTTTGTTTGATAAAAACTCTCCTATACCAAGTTGTCTGCGTCTGCCAATACCCATTGTAAAAGTCCAACCTTTATAACCGAGTAAATCACCTCTTGTGTTTAAACCATCTTTTCTTGCCTGTTCTATTTTTGGTATTTTTGCTTTCTGCAATAGTTCATATAATTCGGTTTGAAGTTTTTTCACCTTTTCGGTGCGGTCTATATCATCAACTGCAATGATTTCACTCGAATAATCATCAATCGGGATTGCATCAAGATTTGTAATTTTACCACCTACTATTTTACTGACACCTTTACTCAGTAATATTTCTCCCATATCACCTCTACGAAGGTTTTCTTTCGCAAGGTCAGGGTGTTTGCTTATTAATATTTTTGCGTCGCTTTTCATTGTTGATATACGCTCACCTGCATTTTTCGTAATATCATACACAAACGCAACTCGATTAAATCGTATCATACCACCATTTTTCAAAAACGAATTAATAGCATATTCATAGTCGCCTTTTATTTTTATTTTGAGGTCTATTTGATTATCTCGTTGATTAATGATTCCCATAAATGCACCAACCACAAACCGCAAATCCTCTGTGTATTCTTTTTGACTTTCCATAAAATATGCATTGGCAACAGGGTATAACCCGAATAATTTAAAACCTTTCTGTTCGCATAGTTCAAAACCCTTCTTAATTATATCACCAATGTTTTTTATTTTGACTAACTTTCCGCCTTGTAGTTTTTTAAAAGAACTTATGTCATCGTCCAACTTCAAGATATGCTGACCTTCTTTGTAATGTTTAAAGACCCAATTCATTTGCCCGTATATACCCTTATTTTCGTTTGTTATAATAATATCATTATAGAGTTCTTTTGGGATTCCGTCTTTATACATTTTTGCCTGTTCTGCATTATGCACCACTAAATAAATCTTATTCGGGGGGATTTTATTCTCCTTCAATGTTGTCAATGTTTTTTTAAAACAACGCTCAACCCTGTTGTAGGTAATAACACATATAATATAATCTTTTAGACTATTAGCAGACCCTCCGCTTATATTCAGGGACGAGGAGGGCAGTTCGCCCCCATTTATTTTTTTCGCATAGCAGATGCAACAGACAATGCTTCCTTATATGAGATTCCCTTGTCTTTGGAAACCTTTTTAACGAGAGCAATCCAAGCACTTCGTCCGCCAACACCTGCACCCGTTGCATTATGCAATGCAGGAGCAATATATTCTTTTCCAATCTTCGAACCAATGGCAGAACCAGCAACACCACCAAGACCACCTGTTGTAGCACCAGCAAGACCACCCAATACACCAGCAGTCAATGCAGGGACACCATAATCAATTAAATCAGTCGCAAAACCTCCCTTCTTTGCTGTAATATAACTTCCTGCTTCCTTTGCAAGTTTTTCAGTGGGTCTGGAAATCTCTTTCTTAAACCCTCTGTCAATCTTTTTGCCGACCTTTTTGAACCAATCGCCGACATTTATTTTGCCACCACACATTTCGCATCTGTCGCACATTTCTCTTATACCATTACCAGATATTTTTTTTTGCTCTAAATCCATTCCTATAATATCTTCAATTTCTGCGTCGGTTTCTTTTCCACTAAATCCTCTTCCTGAAATTAATACATCTAATTTCCCAGCAAACCCTGTTATGCTATTTGCAAACTTACGCAAATATGGCATACCTTCGAACAATTGCTTCGTATCTTGTTTAACAAACTTATAATCTTCCTCTGTCCCAATGCCAGAGGATTTTATCATACTCAATAGATAGTCTTGGCAGTTATTATCCTTTGCAGAATATGTGAAATATTTTCCACCCATTTTTGATTTATTATTGCTAAAAAGTTGTTCCAATGAAATTGATGGAACTTTAAATATTGTCTTGTATTCTGCCTTTTCGCTTCTTGCTGGTATGCTTTCGCTTATTATTATTACCTCATTCTTTTCTGTCATAATTTTCTTACCACTTTCGAGCGTTATAACTGCGAACAAATGAAAAAGGTCATCATAATCTGCATTCTCAACTCGCTTTCCAAACTCTCCGCCACTAATAACATTTAAGACGCTTTTCAATGCTGGGAGAACTGGGTCCCGACCCAATTCAATTGATTTGATGTTTTCACTGCCATATTTTTTGAGAATTGCTCTGCCGTTGGGTTGGTAATCGGTTCTGCCAGTTATTACGGTTGATGCAAAATCTTTCGCTTTATCAAATCCTCTCTTAACTGCCTTTACACCTGTTTTGAATGTGTTTTGTAAATCTTCAAGAATACCAGACCCAATAAGAGATGATACTGGAACTCGTTTTCCGGAATGCAATGTAGTTCCGTCTTCTTGTAAGTTTCTAACAATGTCATCAACAATTTTATATAATTTTTTCGTCATTTTTTTTGAGTAATTTCTATTTAATAAACTTGCAAGTTCTATTGAATATCTCGGTCTTAATGCCATTCCTTGATGTGTGAGAAACTTCGCAAAATGTTTATATTTAAACTCTAAAATGTCGTCTGCATCTTTATCATTTATTTTCATAAAATCGTTTATAATGCTTCTATATTCTGGCGATGAAGACATATCATACATTTCCTGTAAAACTTTTTTACTTATTTTCAATGACATAAGCATTCGCTTAATATCGTCTATTTCCCTATTTGATTTAAATACATTTTCAACCTCAGCATATCTTGATGGTGCAGAGGGTGGTTCAGGTTCGGTGGGTTTGCCAATAGGTGTTCCGGTTCTATTATTAATATTTAAAAATGTTGCTGTTAAATAGTCTGCAATTTTTGAACGAACTTCTGGCGACTGTTTTCCCAAGAAAAAAAGACCCCTGTAATCAGGGGAAAACAAATCTTTTTCAAGTTTAAAACTCCAATCTTTCACTCCAACATTGTCTGCAATTTCCTTTGCCATTAATTCCGCCATACGACTATAACCTTTTATTAGTTGCAATAGATAATCCGGACTTTCATTTGCAACATCGAGTGCCTCTGTTATAATTTCGTCGCTGGTTTTATCCGGATTCATTAATGCAAGTTCTGCAAAAAATAAAGACCACATAGAGCAGAATCCCTTATATGGGTCGCCATACACATCAGTTCCCAATCCTGATTGCAATGCTTGGAAACCCTCTGTTTTTGGGTATTTTGTGGGACAAATATCAATGGGCGGAACAAACCTAACATTTCCAATGTATGGTGCCATATCCTTTTCAAAGAACTTTTTAAGAACCTTATTTATTTCAACTTCGCTTCCAGATGTTATTCCCTCGGCGAATCCAGATTTTGTCCCGTGGGGTTCAAACCTTTCAACTAATCCTCGTTTTGGTCTATATACAATCATATTGGCGTGTGATGATTTTTCCTTTGTATATTCAGGAACTTTTGCACCCGTTGGTGATTTTATTGTTTTAATGTCGTATCCTTGCAATAATAAAGGTATAATAATAGTTTGTTCGCCTCTTTCAATGCAACCTTCAAGATGTTTTCCAATAATTTCTTGATATGACTTTATAAATAAAGGTGATAGTGCTTTATTGTCGTTTAAACCTGTAATTTTTCCTGATTTATCATAAATAACTCTTAATTCAGCATCACCTGAATATGCAGATGATTTTCCTTCACCCGCAACACTCGATTCCCAATAACATTTATTGCCATATTTCAAAATTAAACCTGCCAATATTAAATCACTAAACAGACCAACTGATTTGTAATAATCCAACCCTTCGGTTTCACCTTTTTCTTTGATTTCGTCCATAAAAGTTTTTATGTCTTTTGTTGTCTTTTCTGTTATTGGTGGCATTGGTGCAGGTAGGAAAAAATCTGTAATATTTTTTTGTCCTGCTGGTTTCGCTGGTTTTGTCGGTTTCGTTGGTTTCGTCGGTTTCGTTGGTTTCGTCGGTTTCGTTTCTTCAATGGTTAATTTAATATTTTCTTTTTTTGGTTTCTTTGCCTTTGGTTCTTTTGGTTCCTTTGGTTCTGTTGGATTTGCTTTTTTATATGCAATGTTTTTTGGCAATTTGGTTGGACGACCTCTTGACTTCGGTTTATCGAACGGTATTTTTGCAATTTCTTTTGTGTCTTTATCAGCATTTACTTCCACTAAATGGAACTGATTGACAACTTTTTCTCTGTCCTTTTTACTAAACGCTTTGAGCGGAATTGGTGTTGGATTATCACCAAGTAAAACAGTGTTTGCAGTTGCTCTGCGACTTATTTTAACGACAGATTGTCCGTTTCTTGTTGCCAAATGTCGTTCTTGTGTTATGGGATTAACCAATCTAAAACGAACTGGTTTTTTCGTTGTTCCTGCCAATTGCTTTGCGTAATATTGCGGAACAACTAATTCATTTTTATTCACAGTTTCTAATAGAACAGGTGTTGTGTCTGCTATACCCTGTGTATTTTTATTTGATTTTCTCACCTTCACTGGTGCATTTGGGTCTTTTGGTTTTCCTCTTGATGCTCTCGCTTTCGCCATTGCATCTCTTGCTTCTTGACTTCCTTTCAATGGTCTTGGCATATTATATAATTAAGATATATAATATATTCTATTACCATAAAACATTCCTTGCTAAATTATTCGGCGAAAACTTATCATCTTTCCAATTACCTCTTATATTTGCACTCCTACGCAAATAATTTGACCTTCTTATGGGGTCATTATGTTTTGTATGGTCTTCATATCCCATAGACCCGAAATAAACTTTCTTATTGGTTTTTGGTTGAATTATAAAATATTTTTTATCCTTCTTATCACTGATATACAAATCTGCTTCTGGTGCATAGTCTTTTAATTTTTTGTATGCTTTATCAGGGTCGCTGTAATCATATAATCTCTGGTTTGCAATCATTATATAATTAAGATATATTTTTATACTATTGGCATATCGCTTAATTGATGCAATTCAAGACCAAAATTAGGTTCTTTTGCAGATGTTGGAGTTGGTATAAGTGCTAATTTAAATGTGTCCGGCAATGGTGCAAGTGCGTCTTTTAGTTTGTTATTCTTTATTAGATTTGATGTTTCAATCAATTTTGTATATTCATTATACATTTCCTCTAAAAAAACTCTTGGATTATCAACCCTGTTCTTCTTGTCAGTGTATCTTAATTTATATACTGAATAACTCAATAGCAAGAACTTTCTTGATGCCATTAGTTCCTGCTCCATATTTTTTTGTATTCCAAGATATAACTCGATACTCGCTAATATTGCAGACGTCAAACTCAATAAACAAGTTAATAACGAAATTGCGTTTTGTTGCATATAACCGCCCAATCCAACCGATGCAATACTCGTTATACTACTTAATACAATTAAGGGCAATTTAAAGTATTTTAAATGTCCTTTATAATGATAAAACCTGTCCTTATGGTGATTAGACAATATAACACTATTTATTCTTATATTTTCTAAAATCTGCTCTATATCATCAGTCCATTCTGCCATTATACTATAATGACACATAATAAGATAATAACAACTACTACTAAAACTCCTATCATAATCTTAATAATCATATTTTTCTTTTTTATATCGTCCAATGCTTTTTGCAATTGTTCCTCCAATGGTATAAGCAATTCCTTCTGTTCGATGTCTTGGGGTGTGTCAGCGTTTAACATTATAATATAAGCATACATAATAAAATAACTGCACCTACTATCAAACACCCGAGGATAATTGTAATATATTTATTTTGTCGGTTTATTTGGTGCTCGATTTCTTTACGAGGTATTAAAAACTCCTCGTAAAGTGATTTATGGAAATCTTCCGGTTGCAATGATTTCATCATTATATATATTTATACCAATATTTTTATTTTTAATTAATCATTAATATTCCACCACCATTATAAAGAGAGTTCGCTGGTCCGCCACCACTCGTAGGCAGACCATAAAGATAAATATAACCGCTTACAACTTCTAATGTAATACTCCCATTATTAGAATATATTGAAATATTTTGATTTGCTTGTAATGTAGCACTACTCGCAGTTGAGTTTATTTGTATAGCATTAGAAGAATTAATATTAATTCCATTACCATTATTAATAGTAAAAGTTCCAGTCCCATTCATATTCGTATCATAACTACTATTTATGTCTATCGCACCGCTATTTTGAGAAGAAATAGTTAATGTTCCACTAACAGAAGACATACCACCAACATTAGTTAAACTTAATCCACCACCATCATTACTATATGATAATGTTTGAGTTAATCCGTATGGAGAAATAGGGTAAGGTGGATAATAAACCCCATTAATAGAATAAACATCTAAATTATTAACACCAGTAATATTTAGATTAGACGCATTATTTCCACTTGATAAAACAGTATTTAAATTAGGTGTTGCTGGTGGATAAGAACTACCATTAATAGTTTGTAAATCAACATTAATTAATCCAGTAATACTTTGACTATTCGCATTACTTCCAGCACCCAAAACAGCATTTAAATCAGGTGTTCCACCATAAGGATAATATTGTTGTCCGTTAATACTAAATAAATCAGTAATAACACCAGCACCAGCACCACCATTAAATGCCAATGAATTATTTGATAAAGTTGTCCCACTTGCTATTTGAATACTATTAAGATTTGTAATAGGTTGATTATTCGCATTTTGACCTACTGCTAATACTTGATTTATATTTGGAACACCACCACCACCAGCAATAATACTCGCCCAAGTAGCATTACCACCACCAGCAATAGAAATATTTGTAGCAGTAATAGCGGTAGATTGAGGTGTTGCTGTATCTTCTAATACTAATGTAGTGTCTTTTATTTTTAAAGCAGTTGCGTCTAATGTTTCCATTACAAAAGGTAGAGTATCACCAACCCAAGAAATACCGAAATGTTCGCTCGGCAAAGCAGTATCACCCGCCATTGCATTAATAACTCTCGTAGGAGCAGTATCCGCATTTTCGATAAAGAGTGTATTATTTACCGCCAATATTGTAGGATTTAAATTATTAGGAGCAACAGCAGATAAATATGATA